TTGAACCTTTGCAACCGGAAAGCTATATGGATATTCCGCCGGTCTTGCTCTCATGTCATCAAGAACCGCATAGGATCTCAAAATAAAATCCTCGGCTGCATTTTGTGCAACTTTAGGATCTACTTCATCCAAAGACTTCCGCATTGCAATATACTTCTCAGGACCGGTCAGTTGTTTGACCAGACGTTCATTGGAGTTGTAAACCTTGACGATCTCATCCTGGTACTCGGCAGCTAGCTTTTGCTTTTCAGGTGCCGTCATGGTTGCAAACTTGCGGAGTTTTGCTGCATCTTCTGAGACAGTGAAAAATTCCTCTAGCAGTTTCTTATCTGCACCAGTGGCAAACTCGGCGCCTTGAAATATCTTGTCCTTAATGTTTCTGCCAAATCCGCCGGATCGAATCTTGCCGGACTTGTCTCGTGGTGCGTATTTAATGATGTCCTCGGATGACATGATGTCGGTCAGTTTTCTTGTATCATTCATGTCTATGTTGAGACCATCATCCTTGGCGCCTTGCAGAACATCTTTCCTAAATTGTTTTTCTTCACGGATTTGCCTCAACCGTGCAGCCTTTTTAGACCGTGCGGATCGTGCAATGATGCTGGCAGATGATCCAAGCAGGATGCCTCCTCCACCTCCAAGCAAGGTGCCTGCACCGATGTTGGCGACATACGCCTCTGCCGTTGCTTCTCCTCTACCAAGTGCATCTTCAGAAATGGTTTGACCGATTCCATACGCTGCACCTTCTACGGCACCGGCGACTCCATAACTTGCGCCAACTCTAGCAACTGATTTCTTTGCTGCTTCACCGGCAAGCCTTCTTCCTACGGCAGTTGATCCTCTGGCAGCAAGTCCGGAAAGTGTCGCTGCACCCACGCCTGGAATAAATGCAGGCAATACGGCGCCAGCAATTTCACTTGCCGTTGATGCAACTTGGTTCCTCTCGTCAATCTCTCTCAGTTCCTCCTGAGTAAAAAGACCTGACTTAATCAGTGCAGGATCTGAAAGACCAATGGACACACCACGCAACAAGCCAAGACCAGTTGCTGCAAAAGCTCGGTCTCCATACTTTTCTTCTAGATCCTCCTCTTTTTCGGCTGCTGCAATATCGGCGTCCAGGCGTTCATAAAAACTGACGGTCTGGTCCTTATCAGGAAACCGGTAGTTGTTATCTCGCATGATCTCTTCCGCACGATCTGACGGAAAGAGATAGATGTCTTCACCACGAGGATGCAGGAGAGGAACTTGTGCGGAGCCAAACCGGTACTTGCCGGATAAAACTGCTTCGTTGACTTTATCGAAACCGACGATCTCTGCTTCGCCGGTTTCTTTATTAAAAAGTTTAGGCATTAATTTGCTGGTACTGCGAGTGCAGCTTCTTTGGATTGTAAAACTCTTTCACGAACAGAACCTTTATTGATATCAGTCTCTGGTCTTTCTTTAAATATTCCCATTTCAGCAGCCATTGAATCACGTTTCAGTTCTATGTATCGTTTAGCCTGTTTGTATCTTGCTAAAAGGTACCCTGGACCGGTTGGATCAGTTGGCAAAACTGCTTCAATAAGATCCATGTCAGGTCCAGCAAGCACCCCTAGTTCAAAAACATTTTTTAGATCCATTGCAGCAGTCACTGCTAACGCATTTCCATCGGCAATCTTTTCTCTGCTAAATAGCACATAACCATTATCGTCTCTGAATTCTATCAACTTATCTAATTGCTTAACTAACGTATTTACAGATGTATTAAATTTACGGAATGTCCTTGCTTCAGTTGCGTCTGGTGCAAGTCCAACATATCCTTCAATTTTTCTTGCATCTCTTTCTTCTGGAGATAGTTTTTGGCTTTGTTCTTCTTCCGACTTAACTCTTAACTTTGCTCTTTCCACCAAACCGGCTTCCATTGCTTTAATTTCAGCAGCCATCTTTGGAGAAGGAACCATTTTAGTTTCAGTGACTATTTGTTCTCTTGGAAGAGTCTGCATCATTAAATTTACTTTTTGTTCTTCAATTTTTATTTTTAGTGATGCGTCCATGTTTTCTGCTTCTGACTTCATTCGTTCTTCTTTTATATCAAGAAGCCTTTGTTGCAAAGTACGTTGAACTTTTTGCAAAAGCATAAGTTTCGCAGATTGTTCCGCCTCTGCCTCTGACATGCCTCGCTGAATTAAATCATTGAGAAGGTTGCGCTTGTCATCGATGGCTGCACCTTTTTGCTGAAGCTCAAGCTTTTGTGCCTGGATGTCATCGGCAATGGCACCCTCTATAATCTCCATCGCATAGTTACGTCCGCCGGTCATGCTGGCAGCATAGGCTCCGAGTCCGACACTTATTGCAGCAAGGATCTTTGCGCCGGTGCTTGTGTTTTTAAAGATGCGGTTTGGCTCGATCTCAACGGCACGATATTCTTCATTTAAGGAATTAATATCATTTAAAATTTTTTCCTCACGTTCCTTTTGCGCTCGGATTCTCTCTTCTTGTTGAATCTTAAATGCTTCTTCTTGAGCTTTAATTTCGTCAATAGCGTTTCGTTCTGCTTTTAATTCTTTTACATCAAATTCACGATCTTGTGATGCTAGTTTTTCTTTTGCTCGTAGAATATTATCATAGGATTTTATGACTTCATTAAGTTCATCTTCAGCGTATCTTGTCGTAGTTGTTTGAGTCGCAGTGTCTTGCCTCATGCCAGACGGTATTTGATTACCATCCTGAAACATAAACTCGGTTGACACTGGAGTTCGTTTTGCAGTTGCACTAAGTGTCACTTCTTCCGTAGTCGCTTCGCCTGGATTCTGTACAATATCATTTTGAATTGTTGTCTGATTGACGGCATCAAATGCTGATTCTGTAGATGTAACAAAATCCTGCACGGACTTAGCAGCTTCTTGATCTTCTGACTGTATGATGTCTGTCTGCACTGTCTCAGTTCCACCGGCTGGATCTGTCTGCATCATGTCGGTAGTTGATGGCGCCGGAGATAATCCGCCTAGATTCAAAGTGTCAGTTTCTTGGACAACTTCCTCCTCCGGCATCCTGCCTACCTCGTCATATTCGAGATAGTCCACGCCGGTCATTACATAAGGCGCACCGGCGTTGGTAGTCCTTATTTTGTCAGAGTTCAATGACATGAACGTCTGAAGGTCCGGATAGCCTAGTTCACTAGCAAATGATGTTATGTCTTGTCCAGATCGTGGTGACGCCATGATGTTCCTTATGGTAGTCCGCTTGAAAATTTAAGATATGCTGCTCCAACCGTTGCAATGGCACCGATGATGTTATTCAGTGTGTTTTGATTTCTGTCGGATCTAGCCATTTCAGACTTGTAATCCATAATCAAATTCTGAATTGCCATTGCTCTTTCTGTTTCCATTTCTCCAAGTTCTAACTGAATATCAAAACCAAGTTTTGTCAGTTCTGTCTTCATGTCATTGAAATCTATCTCAGTTTTCAACCCTTGGAGACTTTGTTCCCCTTGGTAAGCAGCAATCGCAAGCGCATCGTCTAGCTTCCTAGAATCCAGTGCCAGTTGTGCGTTGACCTTGGCAATCAATATTTCTTTCTCAAGGTTTGCAATCTTGGTCGCCAGATCCAGCTTGCCTTGCTCGATGGCAATGATTCTTTCCTTGTCCAGATTGGCAAGACGCACATCTTTATCGATCTCGGCCTGAACGGTCACGAGCGTCAAGGCTGCTTGCTGATTCTGTATTTTCCGTGCTTGATCCAGGTTGCCTTGTGCGATTGACATCTGAATGTCTTTTTCCATGTTGGCAATCTGTATCGATGCCTCTCTGGTGCCTTTTGCTTTCAAGACGGCAAGCAGATTCTGCTCGGCCTGGACTTGCTCGGCTGCTCTCAGTTCCGCTTTCTGACCCGTAAAGATTTGCTGGATGTCCATCCACATGTTGCGTGTTTGGCGCAACTTGGTTGGGTCCATCACACCGGCAGTTGTTGCCAAGAGTGCTTTCAGGTTCTGCTCAGTTCCACGTTTCAGTTGGATCTCGGCAACGCTCGGCTTTTCACCGGCAACACGATCCTTCAATATTTCAATAAGCTTGTCTTCTTCTAGTATTACATCTTTCAACTCACCGGCATTAGATGCGACATCTAGAACCTCATCCAGTGTCGTTTGTGTCACATCACTGACGGCGCCGACAGTCGGTGCAGTAGCATCTGCGACGTTTGCAATGTCGGTTGCAGTAATATCGGTCACCGTATCCATCTTAGGAGCAGGACGTGTAAACCGTTCCACATCCTCAATGGTCAGCGTAAACGCCTCTATCCGTGCAAACTCCTCCAGTGCATCTTGAAGGACTGCACGTTTTTGTGATTCGGAAAGTCTGCCGAATGAATCCGGATACAACTGAGAAAGCTTGGCGTCTGCTTCTGCAAACGTCGTCGGCACTACATCGACAATCTCACCTTGCTGATTACGGACTCGCTTGCCTCGTGCCGTGAAGGTGCCGTCATTAAATAGATCAATGACATTGCCACGGAACTGTTCTGTCTGAAGTGTGGTTTCCTTCTGGACGGTTTTCATTGCTATGTTGAAAATCCGTTCCACCTCAGATTCCGGCAACAACTCAAAACCGTCTGCTTCTCTGATTGTCTCAGTCTTTGGCGCTTCTTGTTGTGTGGTGTAGGTTGGAATTATTTGAAGAGTTCCGTCAGTTTTTGCTTTCTCATATTGTTGTGAAATATATGAATTGTACTCCTCCTGAGTCGGCGCTTTTACGAATGTTTTAAGATATTCTTGATAGAGAAATTCATTGTATTCACGGATCATATCACGGCGACTTTTCTCAACTGTAACCGGTTGACCGTCTTCTCCTGTTTCCTCAAAACTTGATCCTACTCTTGCAACATACTGCTCAAAGGTTTCTGGTTTAGTTGCATCTTTCCATTGCTGAAAAGTTTTATTTCCTTCAGTAAGTTTTTTTGAATAGTTACTGTAAGAAGGCAAATTGGAACGTGCGACAAACTCCTCAAAGGTCTCAGGTCGTCCTCCTGTTTGGACTTGGACTTTTTTTCCTGGTGTGACTTTTTCACGTTCTTTAAAAAACTGCTCCTTAAATGTTTCAAAATCCATGTCGGAGGTCAGTTCCTTCTTTAAAAATGCCTCAAGCGCATTTTGCTGACCTACAATTTTTTTCGTTGCAGCATCGGCTGCTTCTTGTGTGTCATGGACTCCACCGAGTGAATCGTAGAATTTTGGTTTTTGTTGTTGTTGTTGTTGTTGTTGTTGACCTCCGCCGTCTCCTCCGCCTTGGCTTTGTTTTTGTCTATTGTATGCCTGAATTACGGCAGGATTAGTCTCAAACTGGATAGATGTTTCATTATGTTCTGATGCTTTTTCTTCCGCCGTTTGTCCTGGTCCATCATCTCTTGTGTCAAAATTGCTTAAAATATTGTTGTTGTCGTTGTTATTGTTATTGTTGTTGTTGTTGTCGTTGTTGTTGTCGTTGTTGTTGTCGTCATTCTTTTCAGATTGTGATGTTGATGTACCAGTTGTCCCACCTTCATTCACTGGAGGAAACGATCTGACTCCACCAAACGGAGTTTTTATGTCGGCACCTCCTGCTTTTTTAAGCATTTCAATTTCATCTTGCGTCGCATAGATCAATTCCTCATTGGTGCCTTGCGGAGTTTCAATCTTTTTAGGTGCCTCAACAATTTTGTCCATAGCACCATAACCATCGCCTTGCATCTGAAGCATTTCTGCCAACCGGCGGAGTTCCTCGTCGCTCAGTGGAGGCCGGTTTCCTCCGACACTAGGAAGTAAATTAGCAAAAGTATTCATGTCGATTTAGTCGCAGGAAGTTTGATCGGTGTAGATTTCAATCCGATTTCAAGCATAAGGTTGGTGATCGAGTAACTCTGACCTGGATCTGACGAGGTCGTGTCAAAAAACTGGAACCGTATTGAGTCGCATTTCTGGTTCTGCAATCCCATCCGAAACTGGAAAACTCCGTCGGAGGTTCCGCCGTAGACCACGGAGCCGTAGGTCGGATCATCTCCATACTCGGTGACGCCGGTGGCGCTGATAAAATTAAAGGAATGCTGCTCGTTGAAATACTGGCGGAAGTTATATGCGACTTTGGAAACCAGCGTGTGGTTGGTCTTGAAGTCGCCTAGTAGCACGGCACGTCTGCACCTTTGGAATCCTTGAATGCTCGACGGCTTAATCCAGGCAGTTGTCAGTTTAAGCTGGATGGAAGCATCAACATCTCGGTAAGTCGTCGGGTCTTCCTTGTAAACAAATCCGCCGGATGTTCTCAAATAGGTATAAGAACCATTTGCTTTCCAGACTACGGCGCCGGTTGCTGCATGATTCGTCCAGGTAGACCATTTGCCATAGAGAAGATTATAAACAAGAGCAGATCCGCCGGAGGTTGTAAATCGGACCTGACCGGTGTCTTGAACTAGCACTGCACTGGTAACGGTCTCAGAATTGTAGGCTTCTACCGGAGCGCCAATGTATGTCGTTTGCAGTCCTCTTGAAAGTAGATAGATGCCTTTCTTGGACATGAACATGATGCCTTCCGGTGTCAGGACCACGGCATCCGAGGACAAGGCACCTACATCGGAGGTGACCAATTGAGGTTCAGAGAAACTATTTTGCTGGCCTGCATCATTAGGTCCGTCGCCGGTAATGTAGAAGATCCGTTCCTCTTCAAAGATGATCAGCTTCTCATCCATCTCTTTCAGCGCCGTGACTTGGTCGGCACGGTTCATCACGATCTGGAACACGTCTGAAAACTCAACCGGCTTCTTGGCCTGCCTTTTTTTGGAATAATAAAGAATCTTTGGATTCTCAGACGATACGGCAAACATCCGATTGTTAAAGGCGCCGACGACACTGGTTGCAGGAGGAGCAATGTTGTCCACCACTCCGCCGTCCGTGTAGAGGATTTCCTGAGATGCTAGAGACGCAATGATGGCGCCGGTGTCGGTAAAGGCGACAGTGTCTGCCGTGGCATCATTTGCAACGGAACCAACCTTGTAGAAGACCGTTCCAGCATCTGCCGTCCGGTAGACCTCGCATGTGACGGAAGGATGCTCCGTGATCCGCAAAGTTGGTATCGTAAGATTGACCGTCAAGTTAGAGGAA